CGGTGTGACGAAGCGGACGGATCCGCTTTATATTTGTTCCTGTTCTTGTGGTAAGTGTTATTGGAGCTGCACTTATCAAAAACAGTGCTCTGAATGTGGACGGGACCTAATATCATGTGAACCGGCGGCAAGTAAAAAAAGAACGGTCAAATAAATGACCGCTCAAAGTTGTACAGATACAACTAAAACACACTATTTAGTATATCATGTATGGCTTTGAAAAGCAAGAAAAACGGACAATGCAGCCGTTTTTTATAACTCGATAAGGGTATTATTTCTAGCGTAAAGGAAGATTGTTTATGCCATACATAGAAAAAGTGACAAGAGCAGGACGAACTGTTTTGTACGAGAGGAGTTATTCTTCACATATACATCCACCTGGTGCTACCCGGTCGGAAAAGATGAAGGACACCAAGGAATCACAGAAAAAAATAAATTTAAGAAAAGCCATTACGGAATTAACAATTCTAATGAATGCCAATTTCGTGCCAGGTGATTATCACATAACGCTGACTTATGAAAGAGATAAACGAGCAGAGACGGTGGAAGAGGCGAAGAGGGACAGAAAGATATTTCTTGACCGTTTGCGTCGGCGTATGAAAAAAGAAAAAGAGATATGCAAATACATAGTGGTAACGGAAGTTGGAGTTCGTGGTGCACTGCATCATCATATGGTGATGAATCAGGTGCCGGTAGAGTGGATTCGGCAAGCGTGGAAACATGGACGTATTGATATACGACCATTAGATAATACGGGGCAGTATTCGAAATTGGCAGAGTATTTTGCCAAATATACCATTCGCTTCAGAGAACTTGGAGGGAAAGGCCGAGCCTGGACAAGAAGCAAAAATCTTTTTCGGCCGGAGACAAAAAAGAAAATAGTAAAAAACAGAGGATATTTTCGGGAGGAGCCGGGTACAAGAAAAGGTTATTGGCTAGATAAGCGAACAGTGTGTTCGGGTATATCAGAACTGACCGGCTGGAACTTCCTACGATATATTCTGGTTAAGAATGATGGAAGGAGGGGGTCGCCATCATGAGAGTAGATATTTATATAACATCCCAGTTTACCGGGAGAGTAACGAGAGGACATGGAGTTTATGGAATTGTTCTTGTTACGGAAATAAATGGAAAAAAATATGCGAAAGCTCATATGGCAGGATGGAATGATATTTCATACCAAAAATTGAGTGCAAGGGCAGTAGTGGATGCCATACAGTGTATGAACACGTCCGCACAGGTAGTAATTCATTTGGACAATGCGTATGCCGAACATATGGCAAAAAAAGGAAGTGCTGATGGAAACGCATACAGTGAACTTTGGTCAACATTTTATAAAAAATCAAAAGAGATGGAACAAGTCAAAGTAGAACGGTGTTCAAAACATGAGTATACGGAGTATTTGCATCAGAGAATGAGAGAAAGACAGTATACAGTAATGGAGGACCGATAAGGAGGAATAAAGATGGCAAAGTCAATTATGCAGATGGATTGGGACACATGTTACTTGTGTGGAAGAAATCGGATAGCGGATCCATGTGGTTTGGAAGAACATCATGTGTTTGGTGGAGCAAATCGAAAGTTCTCGGAAAAGTATGGACTTAAAATTCATATTTGTGGAGAGCGTTGCCACAGAAACGGAAAGGATGCCGTTCATAAAAATAAAACGGTTGATATGGCAATCAAGGCAGCAGGGCAAAAGATATTTGAATCTGAATGTGGGTCCCATGATGATTTCATGAGGATTTTCGGAAAAAACTATATATGACACCTCTGGTTTGTTAAATATCACGGACAAGCAAGCCATGTTAAAACCTCCCGGTTAAAAGCCGGGAGGAGAAAGGAGAGCATGAATGAAAGAAGATATAAAAAGGGCAGTTATTGAGTTATTAAAAGATTTGATTCGATGGATAGGAGATGATTAAGTGAAGACGAATCACAAGGAACGCAAACAAAAAGAAGGAGTGCTTTTTCAACGCGATTTGCAACCACAACGTATGAATTTAACGGAAGGTGATGTGGTGTATGTGTATAAGCCGGCACCTTTGGGAGAAAGAGAAGATGGACGGGAAAAAAGAGTGCCGGTCAGAATTTTAAAACTATATAGAAATCATGCACTATGCAAAGTTGGAAGTGTACGTGAATCCTTCACGTATGCAGAAATTGCACAAGGAATGTTGGAAAAAAGTAATTAGTGGAAAGGATGAGACAATGCAGAACAGAAAAGAAATTGTAATGATAAACGTAAATAACATTTACCCACATCCGGATAATCCGAGAAAAGATGTCGGGGATGTAACGGAACTTGCAGAATCGATCAAGAAGCAGGGCGTTATGCAGAACTTGACCGTAATTCCTTTGCCAGCCTTGACAGAAGAACCGGAGGAACAGCCGGACGCGGATACAGAATCTTTGTCCAGTGATTTTCATGTAATAATCGGACATAGACGATTGGCAGCAGCCAAACTGGCAGGTATAGAGACGGTCCCTTGCAAGATTGTTAGCAAGATATCCAAAAAAGAGCAGGTTTCTATCATGCTGGAAGAAAATATGCAGCGTGAAGACCTGACGGTGTGGGAGCAGGCGCAGGGATTTCAGATGATGCTTGATTTGGGCGAGACAGAAGACACGATTGCGGATAAGACTGGTTTTAGCAAAACGACAATTAAACATCGGCTGAACATTGCCAAACTGGATCAGGACGAGCTGAAAAACAAAGAGCAGGATAAGAATTTTCAACTGTCCCTGAAAGACCTTTACGAACTGGAACGTATTAAGGATGTGGAAGAACGGAATAAGATTCTCCGTGAAGCCACGGACAATCGTAATTTAGTTGCTAAAGTTCAGTCGTACATACGAGAAAAAGAGAGACAGAAGAAAACAGATGCCATAGTTAAAATGCTGAAAGAATTGGGCGTGGTTGAAGCTCCGAAACAGTATGCAAGGGAACAATACGGAAATAAATGGGAGAAGGTAAAGAGTTTCCGAATGAATGACGAGGTGCCAGAGAGTATCCGGTTAAAAAATAAGAAGGATGAAAAACTTTATTATTATATTAATTGGATTGAGATTGATGTCGTTAGGAAGAAAAAGGCAGTCAAGAAAAAACTGACACCGGCAGAACAGAAGGAAAAGGAACAAAAAGCAAATAAGAAATATATGAAAGATGTTCTGAAAAAGTTAGATGAACGCCGCAGGCTCTTTGTGACTGATATTGTTGAGGGGAGAATTGCCCAGATAAAGGATGAGGAAAAGGTGAAGGATGCATTGTGGAGTGCGCTTGTGTTGAATCAGTCATATCTCGCTCCATCACAACTTAGCCGTTTCTTTACCAAACAACCTCTTTATGCATGTACAAAGGAAGAAAAAAAGGAAGCATCACAAAAGGCGGCTAAACTGAGTATACTTCAACAGATGTTAGTGATGCTTAATGTAGTAATGAACGAAACTGAGTTGGTTAAATATAACGGAACATATTACAAAGAGAACGGTCAGGCTCTAATGGATGGCTATAAGGTACTTCGGCTGTATGGCTGGTCGTTTGAGGATGAGGAGGAAGAAAAGGTGGTTGACGGAAGTCACGAGTTTTATGAGGAGGAAAGCGGCACATGAAAGAATCATGGAAGGACATTCCCGGTTATGATGGAAAGTATCAAGCGGATACAGAGGGAAATATTCGGCGTGTGTATCCATCAGGAAAAACACGCTTGCTAAGACCATATCACAAGCATATGAGTGGAAGCCAAAGGATGATTGTTAAATTAACCAGGGATGGAAAGAGCAGAGAAGAAATTGTGATGCAGTTGATTGCGAAAACATTTCTAGGAGTTCCGCCGCCGGGACATGTGGCATACCACAAAAACGGATGTCAATATGAAAACCATATACAGAATATTTCATACATAAGCAAACGTGAACTGGGTAAACGCACGGGGGCAAAGAGCCGCCGACAACCAGTTGCAAAAATAGATTGTAATGGTGAAGTGGTAGAAGTGTACTCGTCAGCGCGGGAAGCGGCAAGAAAGAATTACATGAGTTATCAAACGATTATAGACCGCTGTAATCGAAAATGTAAGAGTACATTTGCTCCAGATGGCTATGCGTATGCATGGGATGATAAAGAAATAAGCATGCGATATGCATTGCGAAAAATTGAGATTGAGGATGGCTATATGCCAAAGGCACCTGATGTGGAACCGGAGTGGTAAAGCAGATGGCGACCGAATGGTCGCCATCTACAAAGAAATTAAGGAAGATTAATTATTAAAGTTAAAATCCATTGAATTTGAATTGGAACATATGGAATGGATTCTGCTAGTGTGTATAAAAAATATGTAAAGAATTCCACCTTTGGATTTTTCAAATATTTTCGGATATGGAAAAAATAAAAATCTTCCAATTTCTTAAGCCATTTTATAAATGTTTGTTTCATGGCGTTGCCTCCTATTGTTAAAACTCATGTTTTATATATGTCTGTTCAGTCACCTCAGTAAAAAAAGTGCAACTTATTGAATTGTTTTGGGAGGATTTAAGAAATGGAGGAGACATAGAGAAAGGAGCAGTATTACATGGCAAATAGACATACAATTACAGACCTTTACCAGATGCAATCCTTGTCATTGGACGATAAAGTACAAATGACAAAAAGGAGAATAGATGATTGGGTAAATCAGTTTGGTGAAGATGGTGTTTATGTAAGTTTTAGTGGTGGAAAGGATAGCACTGTTTTGGCACACATAGTCAGAGTGGTTTGCGGATATAGGAATATCCCGCTTGTATTTGTGGATGTTCCGACACAATATCCAGAATTAAAACAATTTGCTATGACATTTGACAATCTTGAAATTTTGAAACCGAAAATTTCATTTGCAGAAGTATGTAGCAAGTATGGATTTCCATTATTTTCAAAAGAAATATCAGAATGCATTTCTGATAGTAGAAAATACATTGCAATACTTACGGAAAAAAAGAAAGATGGAAAAAGTATTATTCCGTTTGCCTATCGAATAGCCGATTTGATTGGAATAGATAGAAGAAAAGACAAAGAAAATATAGCTTATCTAAACTTAAGAACTGGGAATATCCCCAGTGAGATATTGAGAGCACCCGTCAGAGTTAAACAGCTATTCGGTTTAAAATGTGATGACTTTGGTCCTATGTATGATAAGTCAAGATATTTATTTATGTTAAATGCACCTTTTGATGTATCTAATAAGTGTTGTCGGGTAATGAAAAAAAATCCGGCTCATACATATGAATTGCAAACTAGAAGAAAACCTATTATTGCAACTATGGCCTACGAAAGCAACCTAAGGAAAAGCAATTGGATAAAACATGGATGCAATTCGTTTGAAAGCAAAAACCCAAAAAGTAATCCAATGTCATTTTGGACGGAGCAGGATGTACTTTGGTATATAGTAAAAAATAAGTTACCTATATGTTCTGTTTACGGAGAAGTAGTTGTTGATTATACTGCTATGAAACAATGTGAAAACCAAATATCATTTTTTGATTATGGGATATTCAACGACAATAGAGCATTATTGCGAACAACAAAATGTCAAAGAACAGGCTGTGTTTTGTGTGGTTTTGGATGCCATTTAGAAAAGCAAGGAAAAGGTAGATTTGAATTATTAAAAAATACACATCCTAAATTTCATAATTTGCTTTATGTACTAAAGAATAATGGTATTACATACGCAGAAGCTATCGACTGGGTAAATAAAAAGGGTGGATTTGATATTAAATATTAACAAATTCTGCACTGGGAAACTGGTGCGTTTGAAAGGAGAAAAAAATGAGCAGTAGTTATTGGAATTATGAAGATGACGAGAATATCATCTGTCCTTATTGTGGCGAAGAATATGAGCCGTCTTACGAAGATACATACATAGGCGATGATTGTGTTGATTGCTATACCGAAGATACCAACACATACACTTGTGATAATTGTGGTAAGAAATTCACAATGTATGGTTATCAAGCCGGGTGGAAATATCGCACCGAAACGATTGACGGAGAAGCAACAGAGGAAGAAATTGAAGATTTGCAAGATTAAGGAGAGAGAACATGGAAGATAGATATTTATACAAGGCCAAGAGGATTGACAATGGCGAATGGGTGCAAGGGTATTTATATGGTATTTGGGAGAAAAGATACATTCTATGGGGAATGACAAATGATGTTCCCGATATGATTGAAGTAGACCCATCTACTATTTGCCAGTGCACCGGTTTAAAAGATGATAATGGGAATCTGATTTATGAAAATGACATTCTTTTCTTAAAAGATGAAATAAACAGATGTAAATGGAAAGCAGTTGTTGAATTTGGAAATCCAACTGGCGAATATAACTGGGGTTGGCAATTAGTTCAAGTAACAGAGTGCGAAGCAAATAAAGACATTCTTTTATGGATTGAGACAGAAATGAGTTATATGAATGCTAAAATAATTGGGAACACAATTGATAATTTGGAATTAGTAGAAAGTGAGGAATGACATGAAAAATGAATTTGTAAAATTATACAAGAAACATATCAAAAGAAGAGGAGCAGACAAGCTCTTAGGTTATCTTGTTGATAAAGGGTTCTTAGAGGCACCTGCGAGCACAAAATATCATGGAAGTTATGAAGGGGGCTTGGCGGAGCACTCTGTAAATGTTATGAATCGTTTGATGAATAAAGAGGTGCTTCAAGGTTATACAAAAGAAACAATTGCTATTGTTTCTTTGCTGCACGATGTATGTAAAGTGGATTTGTATAAGCCACAGCTTGAAAAGGAGAAAATAGCATACGAATACAATACCAAATCTTTTCCGGTGACGGTGCATAAAGCTAGAGAAAAACAGGCAAAAAGATCGTATGTATACAACACGGAGTCTTTTCCGGCGGGGCATGGTGAAAAATCTATTTTCCTCATTCAGCGTTTTATGAATCTGACCGATGAAGAAATCCTTGCCATCCGGTGGCATATGGGAGCCTTTGACGATGCGGTTAGAGGTGGAAGCCGAAATATAAACGCGGCATACAAACGGTCAAAATTGGCTGTATATTTGCATCTTGCCGACATGGCGGCAACCTATATCGATGAATAAAGGAGGTTATAGATTATGTTTATTAAAACGAGTATATTTAAGAAACTTTTAAAGGAAGCCTATAAAAATGACAATTTGAGTGTCGGACACAGTGAAAAGGCAAAAGTGTATTACATTGTTGGGGGCTATTGGTTTGTGGCAGTTCAAGAACAATTTTTCCCTAATGCTGAAAAAGCGGCTCTTGTTGAACTTATTGGAGATTTGCCACGAGATGAATATGTCCGAATACATAAAAATGAATCACGGCAGCAGTTGGTACCAGACGAGATGAAGATTCTTTTAGCCGAAAAAGAACCGGATGAATATCTGGAAGAAACCAATCTGCTTATTGAGGAACCGAAGTTTGGGGTGATTAGCAGACTACTAACAAATGGCTCTGAATTGACGCCAATCAATGAAGGATTGTACAACATGATAGATGAAAGCGCGAAAACATCAGATGACATGGAGATTGAAGGACCATATAGGATAGAGGAGTCTGGGAAAATACTATTATGGCGAAACAATACATCGTTAATCGGATTACTTCCAAGAGGTTGGGATAAGGACGAAGATTTGATGGAACAGAAAACAATATTGGAAAGAACATTTCAAGGTAAATGGTAAAAAAAGTCTCCCTCTTGTTTTTGCAGGAGGGAGATAAAACAGAATAAGGGCAGCAGGACAGGAGTGAGTGAATGGCAGGATACTATGGTCCGGGAATATACCGGACAGAGTGCGCGTACTATATCCGGGAAAGTGAAAAGATGATAACGTGTGAGGGATTAGAAGAACATACTATATGCGGCACACGATTCCGGACGGAGCAGGATAAATTCGATTTTCAAGAAAAGCATTGCTATAAAAATTGTGAAAGGTGCAAACATGGTAAGATGCTGGATGAAAGTTATGGGAACTAGGGGAGAAATCAGAAGGAATGATTGATATGCTTAAAAGAAAAAGGAGTTGAGAAGATGAGAACGATAAGTTTTGAAGTAACTGGTCAGCATATTGAATGCACAGAAGCAATTTCGGATTTAGTTGGAAATACGAGAGAGTATGTGCAGGCAAAGTTTTCCCTGCCAACAGAATGGGATGGATTGATTCAAATAGCGGTATTTACGGCAAATGGAAAAAATTATCCGGTTCTGATTGAAGATGGTAAGTGTGAAGTGCCATACAAAGTGATGATGCAGGAATATTTTACTGTAGGATGTTATGCGGGAGCTAAGACAGACAGGATAACAACAGATACTTGCGTGGTTCGTGTTGAGGAATCCGTAAGGTACCAAGGCGGTTCGGATTATCTTTCGATTTATCAGAAAATGCAGGATACATTGAAAGAGATGGTGGCTAAGGTGAATGAATACGAGGCAGCAGTTGAAAACTACAAAGAAATTGTGAATGACACCATGCATGAGCATTGTTTGCATGAAACACATTCCAGTGACGGAGCGCATGGATTGCGTATACATGATGGACTGTTCCAGTATTATGACGGACAAGGCTGGGTAGATACAAAAGTGGGGGCTTTTGAAGGACAAAGCAGTACGTGGAAAAATCAAGTGGTATTGCAGTTTGCCGGCACCATGCGCGTGGAAAAAGTTTTAGAAAGTAGCTATTTCAAAATTCAAGAAAAAGGAAATACTCGTTCGAGTTCGTTAGCACCATTTATTGATAGCAGTTACCCGTATCGAGGAGTACAATATGCCATATATGCAACGACAAATCAGAAAGTTTATGTATGGCATGTGCAGAAAGATGTCAACGAAGATTATGGTGTATCCGTAGAGCGGTTGTATCCGGTGGATGATGCGGAGAATGATGTTATATTAAGAGTTGAATCAGGAAAAGGAATGCCTGTATTGATATGTGAGAACAATGCTGAAGATGTAGTTGAAGTAGTGCATATGGAATACATAGAGAGCGACTTATCTACTAATCGTCGTATAACGGCATTGGAAGAATTAGAACAGAGGGGAACGTGGACGCCGGTTCTATATGTTACACCTAGTACAGTTGCACCAACCAATACAGTATTAGCTCAATATGGTTCTTATATCCGGCATGGTGATTATGTGTGGATTGAGGGAATGATAATAACATCAAGTAATTATGCTTGTTATAAAATAGGCGGACTGCCATTTGCACCGAATTCAGATAGACCAACCATGTTATGTCCGGTAGCAGTAGTAAATGGGGAGAATTTTAAGGTATCTTCGTTAAACAAAATAAGTGAAAATGGTACAGAAAATGAGCTGTATAATAACGATTATAACGCTGGAACAACCCCAGCTTCGTGGTACATTAGTGGATTTTACAAAATAAAATAATGGAAGAGAGAGAGGCATCTGTCAATGGCAGGTGCCTTTTTTGTATGGGAACTAGGGGGGAAAGATAGCAAAGATTTTGTTATTCTGACCAAAAGGGGGTATCAGATATGGCCAAAAGTCAATATAGCGTAAAAGTTGAACCCTATTTGGAATCGATTGAGGGATGGACAAGAGACGGTCTTGTAATGTCGCAAATAGCCGAAAAACTGGGGATTAGCAAAACAACATTGTACAAATACATGCAAGAACATTCTGAACTTTCTGAACGCCTAAAAAAAGGGAGGGAAGTTTCAGATGCACAAGTGGAGAATGAATTGTTTAAAAAAGCGGTTGGTTTTACCAGGGTTGAGAAAAAGCCGTTTAAGGTGAAAAAAGTGGAATACGAAAACGGAAAACGCAAGTGTGAGCGCGAAGAGGTAGTGATGGTAGACCAGGAAGTTTATTATCCGCCGGAACTGGGAGCACAGGTGTTTTGGTTGAAGAACCGCAAACCGGATAAGTGGCGAGAAAAAGTTGAGAACAAGATTGAGACCGAAGAGGATGGTGTAGGTGTAATGATTCTTACTCCGGTTAAGGAGGCGGCAGAGGATGAGTAAAATTGTTTGGTCGCCACAGCCACGCCAGAGTGCTTTTATGTGTCGTCCGGAGTATGAATGTTTGTATGGCGGGGCAGCAGGAGGAGGAAAATCGGATGCTATGTTGTGTGAAGCAATGCGACAGATTAAGGTGCCAAACTATAAAGGTATCATCTTTCGTAAGACATATCCTCAACTTCAGGAGTTGATATTGCGTTCCAACGAATTGTATAAAGCGGTGGTACCGCAGGCGAAATACAATGTAACTGATAAGAAATGGACGTTTCCGTCTGGAGCGAAAATCTTCTTTGGAACCATGCAGCATACGAAAGACAGATTAAATTATCAGGGACTTGCGTATGATTTCATCGGTTTTGATGAGCTGACGCATTTTACTTGGGAAGAGTACTCATATATGTTTTCACGTAACCGTCCAAGCGGACCGGGAACACGTGTATACATGAGAGCAACTGCCAATCCGGGCGGTGTTGGCCATGCATGGGTGAAAGACCGGTTTATTACAGCGGCACCGCCGGAAACACCGATTACCGAAGAACGGACAATTCTTGATCCGGACGGAAAAAAGATTCAGGTGAAACGAAAGAGAATCTTTATCCCATCATCGGTATTTGATAACAAAAAATTACTAGAGAATGACCCCTATTATTTGGACAATCTTGCCATGCTGCCGGAGGCAGAGCGTAAAGCATTATTGTATGGTTCGTGGGACAGTTTTTCCGGACAAGTATTCAAAGAGTGGAGAAATGACCCGGAACACTATAAGGACAGAAAGTGGACTCACGTTATAGAGCCGTTCAGAATACCATCCTATTGGCGTATATGGCGTGGATATGATTATGGGTTCGCCAAACCTTTTAGCGTTGGATGGTATGCGGCAGATGAAAACGGAAAGATTTATCGAATCCGCGAGTATTATGGGTGCACCGGTGAACCCAATGTGGGACTGGAGTTAGACCCAACCCAGCAGGCAAAACACATTAGGGAAATTGAAAATGAGGACCCAAACCTCAAAGGCAGAAAGATAATAGGTATCGCAGACCCGTCCATATGGGATTGCTCACGTGGTGAATCCATTGCAGAAATGATGGAGAAACACCCAAACAACATTCTCTTTAGTCCGGGCGATAATGCAAGACTTGCCGGAAAGATGCAATATCATTACCGGATGGCATTTGACGAAGAGGGAGATACGATGTTCCAGGTATTTGATACATGTAAACACTTTATCCGAACAATCCCGGCACTCGTGTATAGCGAGAGCGATGTGGAGGATATTGATACTACACAGGAAGACCATATTTATGATGAGTGTCGTTATGTGCTCATGGATAATCCGATATCACCGCGTAAAAATGTGCTGGAACGTGACCATATTGGTGATGATCCATTGAATCAGAGATGTAAGCAGCAAAGTGAAGATGCCAAGAGATATGAATTTTATATGATTTAGGAGGCAGAATATGAATTTACAGTTATTTGCACAAAAGAAAGAAAAAAAGATGGAAGATCAGAGGACACCTATGCCTGAAAGTGTCGAAAAGTCGACACCGCAGGCAGAATTGGATGGAAGTGCCGGAGAACCAAACACACAAGAGGAAATGCAACAGTATGAGAAAGAAAAACTCACAAATCTGACAGAGGATGATGTGAGAAAAGCGGCGGAAACACTAAAGAAATACAAAGAGGGGAAAGACCGGTTCGATAGAAAAATAAGAGCCAATGAAGAATGGTGGAAATTACGCCATTGGCGAATTGTTGAATCGGAGGAGAAGAAAAAAAAGAAAGGAATGACAGAGCCGGTTTCTGCGTGGCTGCACAACTCGATTAATAACAAGCATGCGGATATGATGGACAACTTCCCGGAACCTACCGTACTGGCACGTGAGTCATCCGATGAACAGACGGCGAAAACACTGACCTCCATTCTGCCGGTAGTTCTTGAATACAATCGATACGAAGAAACGTATAACGATTGTGCGTGGTACAAACTGAAACAGGGAGCCAGTGTGAAAAAGATAGTATGGGATTCGCGTAAAAACAATGGCGTTGGTGATATCAACATTGCCAAAATAGATATACTGAATTTGTTTTGGGAACCGGGTATTAACAAGATTCAGGAATCTGCAAACCTTTTCCATGTGGAATTGATGGATAACGAAATTTTAAAACAGCGTTATCCGGATATTGATTTGACGGGAAGTGACATCGTACTAACTAAATATATCAACGCGGAAAATGTCGACACTTCAGAGAAATCGTATGTTGTGGATTGGTACTACAAAAAAGACAATGGAACAAAGGATATACTGCATTACTGCAAATTCGTAAATGACAAGATTCTGTATGCGTCCGAAAATGACCCGGAGTATGTAGAAAGAGGATATTATGACCATGGGATGTATCCGTATGTGTTTGATGTTATGTTCCCGGAAGAGGGGACACCAGTGGGATTTGGTTACATAGATATCATGAAAGACCCACAGCTTTATATTGACAAATTAGACCAGGTAATATTGGATTCTGCTATCAAGGCAAGCAAAGCCAGATACCTTTCAAAAGACACGGGAGGAATCAATGAGGATGAATTTAACGACTGGACTAAGGAAGTTGTACACTACACCGGAAATCCAGATGATATTCAACCAATGCAATCAGTAGTTCCGCCAACACAGTGTATCAACGTAAAAGAGGAAAAGATAAACGAATTGAAAGAAACATCAGGTAACCGTGACTTCTCGCAGGGAAGTACACAAAGTGGTGTTACTGCTGCTACGGCAATTGCCGCCTTGCAGGAGGCAGGAAGTAAGTTGTCGCGTGATATGATTCGAGGAACCTATCGGGCATATATGGAAGAATGTTACATGGTTATTGAACTGATACGTCAGTTTTACGATGAACCACGTAAATTTCGCATACTGGGCGAAAAAGGAGAACAGCAATTTGCAACCTTTGATAATGGTGGCATGATTCCGCAGGATGGTGGAGAAGAGATGGGCGTTGAAGTAGGAGAGAGACTGCCTATCTTTGACGTTACTGTATCGGCGGCCAAGAAATCAACTTACTCACGAATGGCGCAGAACGAACTCGCTCTCCAGTTTTATGATAAAGGCTTTTTCGCTCCCGGCAATGCGGATGCCTCGTTGGCATGCCTTGATATGATGGAGTTTGAGGGCAAAGAAAAAATTATTATGAAAATCCAAAATAATGGAACCATGTACCAGCAGTTGATGGCACTGCAGCAGCAGGTACAGCAATTGATGCAGATGACCGGAATGCAGGGTCAGGAGGTCGTAAATGGTGGTGACCCAAATCCTCCGGGGCAGGATTCTAAACAGACAATGAAAAATGATTCCTTAGGTGGAGCCATGACAAAGAGTGAGCGTTTGGATGGAGCAAAAGAGCAGGCAAGCAGTATGGCGAGTGTATAGGAGTATTAGTATGTTAAGTATACAAATTGAGTGGTCAAAAGAAAAATTTGAATTGAATGTAGTGGGACATGCCGGTTATGCGGAACATGGGAAGGATATTGTATGTGCTGCAGTATCCGTAATTGTTGGTATGCTGGCAAACGAAATTGAAAATCATGAAGAAATGTATCCGGGGCAGCAGGTGGAAGTCAAGAGCGGACTTGCTATGATTCATACGGCGTACAGAAGTAAGTTACGAGCGAACATTGTGTTTGGTATGGTTGTAGATGCTTTGCTTGCTTTGGAAGAACAGTATCCGGAGTACATAAAAATTTTAATTTCAAAAACCATGGGAGTTTGGGGGTAAACAAAATTTAAACCGTGATATGGTAATGATGTGAAAACCACTGGCACTTCGGAAAGACGATGGAAACGACACTTCGGAAAGACGATGATAGCGACACTTCGGAAAGACGATGGAGGAATGAAACCTATGAAAAACAAAATTTATTTGCAGTTGTTTGCAGAGGGCGCAGGAGAAGCAGGAGGCGCAGCGGTTGAGACTGGATTAGAGGGTCAGAGCGACCAGCAGACTGTCCAGGTACAGACAGATACCGGTGAGGAAAGTACAGAGGACAGAGGAACCAAGTGGAAGAACATGATTAAAGGGGAGTTCAAAGATGAATATAACCAGAGTGTTCAGAAAGTAATTAACGACAGATTTAAGCAGACCAAGGAAATGGAAGAGCGGTTATCATCATCGCAGAAAGTCCTTGATTTTGTGGCACAGCGATATGGATTGGACAAGACCGCAGATGCGGATGACATGTTAAGGGCATTGGAAGAAGATGATTCCATGTTCGAAGAGCGTGCCATGGCAAAGGGAATGTCCACGGAACAGTATCGTGAATTCTATCGTTTGGAAAAACAGAATGAAGAATTCAGACGAGCGGCTGAGGAGACGCAGAGAATTCGTCAGGCAGATGAAACGTATAGCAAGTGGATGTCAGAGGCCGACGCATTAAAGGAAATTTATCCGGATTTTAGCTTTGATGAGGAGGTTGAGAATAAAGACTTCCTGCAGTTGCTGCAGAATGGCATTGATGTAAGAACGGCGTACGAAGTAGCGCATCATGATGAAATCATGCGAGGAGCTATGCAGATGGCATCAGCTAAAACAGCGGAGCGCGTGACGGATGGTATTCGCGCGAAAGGTTTGCGTCCGGCTGAGAATGGAACGAATACTTCTTCAAAGCCGGTAGAGCAGAAAATTGACATAAGCAAGTTGACAGCAAAAGATATCGATGAGTTATCAAAAAGAGCCGCACGCGGTGAGAAAATAACATTCTGACCGATGTGCAGAATGGAGGTAAGCAAAATGAACAGAGCAAGAAAATTGGCAAAACGAATGTCCCTACAGATATTTGCAGGGAATTTAAATCCAAATACAACAGGCGACTCGGGAATGACTGCCGAGATGAAAGAGTTTTATGAAAAATCTCTGATTACGATGGCAGAGCCAAAATTGGTGTTTGACCAGTTTGGTGATAAATATCCAATTCCGAAAAACGGTGGTAAGGTAATCGAATTTAGAAAGTATGATTCGTTACCGAAGAATACGAAACCTTTGCAGGAAGGCGTGACACCGGATGGTAGTAAGATGAAGGTGACCACGGTTAAATCCGAGGTACAGCAGTACGGTGATTATATCACTCTTACGGATGTGCTGGAACTCACAGCAATTGATAACAATGTGGTGCAGGCTACAAAGTTAAGTGGTTCGCAGGCTGGACGTACATTAGATACCATTACGCGTGATGTAATTAGCGGCGGCACCAATGTAATGTATGCACCTAAATCGGACGGCACAGAGGTCCTTACAAGAAAGACATTGGATGGAACCTGCAAATTGAATGTAGATATCTTTTTGCAGGCAGCAGCCTATCTTGGAAGTGTAAACGCGGAAACAATAGAGGATGCCTTTGTATGTGTTATTCATCCGAACGCTGCTTATGATGTGAAAACATCAAAGGGATTTGAGGAATGGAATAAGTACACGACACCGGATAAGATGTGGAAGGGTGAAATCGGACGCATTGGCAATATCCGTTTCGTAGAAAATTCAGAAGCCAAAATTCTGAAAGACGAAACTTGTCCGGAAGGTTTGGCGGTTTACTGCACAATGGTAATAGCAGCACACGCCTATGGTGTAACCGAAGTAGAAGGTGGCGGATTACAGCATATTGTCAAACAGCTGGGTTCGGGAGAAGACCCGTTGAATCAGCGTTCAACGGTTGGCTGGAAAGCTATTAAGACGGCAGAGCGTCTGGTGGAACAGTACATGATTCGTATTGAGTCGTGTGGTTTTAAAGCCGGCACAGTAACAGCAAACTAAGAGGATGGGTTCTCTTTTCGAGGGGAACCCATTTGAAAAAGGAGGAAGAATCATGGCAACAGCAAAAAAGGACGATATTACGCGTTTGGTTAAGATTAAATTGTTTAAAGACAAGGATAAATATTCGGAAGACGTTACCGTAGTTGTAAATGGAACTACATTCCGCATTCAGCGCGGAGTGGAAGTTGAGGTGCCATATTATGTGGCTGAGGTATTGCGTAATTCTGAAAAAGCAGACGAGGAAACAGAAACAAAGATTTCTGAGTTAGTAGCCAAAAATGAAAGCAATTAGTTCCCCTGATAAGAGGAAAGTTGCGGGGAAGCAGTGACCTTCCCCGCTTTTTTTAGGTTGAGGTGAGAAAGTTGAGAGTGCAGGAAGCAATTGAAAAAGCAGACCGGTTAAGACCAAACCGATTTTCGGACATGGAAAAAATTGAATGGTTATCGATGCTTGATGGACAAGTTTATGATGAGGTAATTAGCAGGTATGAAGAAAATGTGGACGTTGTATTTGATGGATATGATGAAGAACATATGAATGAAGACCTATTAATACCGGATACCTACGCGAAAGTGTACGTTGATTATTTGATGGCTCAAATCGACTTTTATAACCGTGATATGGGAATGTACAATAACCAGATTGCGGTATTCAGTAATGGGTATCAGGATTTTAAGAACTGGTATATTCGGAATCATATGCCAATGCAGCCAAAAAGAACGGGGGTGTAACCTTGACAATAACACCAGCTACAGAAATGGAAACAACAAGGGATATGATATCTGCTTTTGGCGGGTACAACCATACCATGAATTGTGGGGAAAATGAATTTTATATGGAGAAGAACATGACATCCGATTATTACCCGGCACTGGCACCCAGAAGAAAGAGGAAAATGCTGTTTCGTACCGGAGAAATCTATGGAATGTATGCGAAGAACGGAATTTTGCTTGTGGAGGATGGCAACTTAGTATATACAGACAAAGAAATGAACGATTGGCAGATTATTGGTCAGCTTGCGAAAAATCCCAAAGTAATGTGTGGTATGGGGGCGTATGTGGCTATTTGGCCGGACAAAAAGATATTTAATACAAATGACAAGACGCTTAAAGATATGGAGGCATCAAAGGCAACGGCAGGAACGGTAACATTTTCCATGTGTACGCTGGATGGGGCAGATATTACCCCTATTACAAAGGCACCGTCTATTGGAACAGTGGCACCTCAATCACCGAAGGCAGATGATTTGTGGCTGGATACATCATCGACACCGCATGTGATTAAAAAGTATACGACTACCTGGACAAAGATAACTACATGCTCTAATGGTGCCATTTACTGGATGGATACGGGGACAACACCAAATGCATTGAAGTTGTGGAGTGAATCTGAAAACCAGTGGACGGCAGTGGCTACAAGCTATACTAAAATATCAAACCCCGGCATAGGAAAGCCGTTTGAAAAATATGACGTAGTGAAGATTGAGGGTGTGACGGGAAGCATTTCTGATACGTTTAATCAGGATATGGCAATCTGGGATAAAAAGGATGATTTCATCATTGTAACGGCTCTGCTTACCAATAATACAACACAAACTGGAGTAATTACATTGAAGCGTAGTGTTCCGGATATGGATTATGTGTGTGAAAGTGATAACCGTATATGGGGGTGTTCTTCGGAGAAACATGAAATTTACTGTTGTAAGCAGGGAGATATGACAAATTGGTATTCTTATCTGGGTACTGCGGCAGATTCATATGCGGCAACGGTCGGCAGTGATGGAGAATTTACCGGATGTACAGCATACGGCGGACAAGTTTTGTTTTTCAAAGAGGATTGTATTCATAAGGTATACGGTTCTTATCCGGCAAATTATCAGATTAATACGCAGCGATGCCGCGGTGTGCAAGAGGGGTGTTCGGAAAGTCTGGTGCTTGTGAATGAAATATTGTATTACAAATCACGCGAGGATGTGTGTGCGTATGACGGAAGTACTCCGGTATCAATTAGTGCAGCATTAGGAGGAGAATGCTATGAAAAGGTAAGGGCAGGTGCACTGGGGGCAAAATACTATATGCACGGGAAAAATATGCGTACGACTCGTTATGAGACACTTGTGTATGATTCGAGTAAAGGAATGTGGCACAAAGAGGATGAGACATCTTTATGCAGTATGGATAAATTTGTAAACATGGATGGGTCTTTGCTTTATATGAATGATAGAAAAGTAATGGAGATTACATCAAGGGATTACACGACAGAGGAAGGACTGGAAACAATACTTGAGTGGAGTGCGGAAACCGGCTTGATAGGGATAAGTTATCCCAATAACAAGTACATATCAAAAATCTGTTTGAGGTTGTCTCTGCCATTAGATTCGGAATTGGATGTAGATGTAATGTATGATTCCTGTGGAGAATGGGAGGAGGCTGCACATATGGAGTCTAAATATGAACAAAGTAGAAGAGATACTCCCTCTTTTGTAACAATGCGGAGTTTTGAAATACCAATATTTCCGATTCGATGTGATCATATGAGAATCCGGTTAAGAGGGAAAGGAGATGCGAGAGTTTACAGCATTTCCAAAGTTTTGGAACAGGGGGGATATTAATGGCCACGTTACAATTTGACCCTATCCAATTAGATGGTATGGATGGAAAAAATATTCAGAAGTTGAATTCATGGATAATACGTCTGATAGATAATTTAAGTTATATCTTAAATAATCTTGAACTGGATAATATGACTTCTGAGACAGAAAAGAAATTTAGTCAAGTGCAGGAAACTGTAAAGATGGCAAAGGAAGCAAAAGAGATTGCAGACAATATGGTAAAGAAATTAAATAGCGGAGAGTTAAAGGGGGAGCCGGGGGAAGATGGCGAGAATGGAATTACGCCGACGATAGGTGATAATGGAAATTGGTATTTAGATACTTTGGATACTGGAAAACCATCGCGTGGTGAGAAAGGCGACCAAGGTGAAAAGGGAGAAAAAGGTGATGCCGGAATGAGTTATGAAGAAGGACAGTGGACGCCTAGATTATTTAACACAGCAAGTAATGAGATTAAAACGTCAATTGCAGCGGCTATGGGAAATTATTATAGAGTTGGAAATATTGTTTTCGTTGAGGCTATGATACTGACAACCAGCAGTTATGCCTGCCACCATATCAGTGGACTGCCATATGAACCTAATCATAATCGGCCATCTCAGGTTTATCCAATTGGTGTTGTTTCAGGTAGTAGTGGAACAAATGCTCCATTTAATGAAATTAGTGGCAGCAGTTCATATTATGTTAAAAACGGGGCATACGCGTCCGGAAAAACATATGACAGTTGGTATGTATACGGTTGGTATAGAAAGGCTTAACGAGGAGGTATTGAAATGGAAATTAACGAAGAAAAAACGGTAGATATGTTGTCGACAGAGAGTGTGAGCATCTTAACAAGAAAGGTACTAATTGATGGAGAAGTGAAATCTCAGGTTGGAGAGAATCATAGACGAACCTATCTTAATTCCGTATCCGGAAGAGAAGAATTGTTGAAGGAGCAGACAGAAAATGTGGTAAATGCCGTGTTTGCAATATGGGGTTCGGAACCGGTGGGAGAGGAACCCATCATAGAAGAGGAGGATGAGGATTATGGCGAAAAAGAAGAGCAGTAGCAGTAAAATAACAATCACCAAAGCAACAACTGTGAAGACACCGACAATAAAGTCTTATACGCCATCGAAAGCAGTAAATGCCGCAAAGAGTACATTGCAAAAGACAGAGAAGGCAAGGCCGGCAGCTTATACCAGTAAGTATGGAACACAGATAACCGGATTGGCGGATGCGATTGCAAATCGCAAAGGTTTTTCCTATGACTATACAAAGGATGCTTTGTATCAGAATTATAAGGACCAGTATCAGAGGCAGGCACAGTTAGGGATGCAGAATGCAACGGCGCAGGCGGCCGCATTGTCCGGAGGATATGGAAACTCTT